TGGTATCTCTACTGCCTGATTAAAAACAGGGATATCATCACATATGCCTTCAAACTTCGTTGAACGATAATACAATAAAACATTGAGTAAGATTAAAGATAGTATTATCATTTAAAAATCCACCAGTCGCTTTTGTTAAGGGCGGGTTTATCTTTACCCCATTTAATTATATTATTCTCTTTAACAAAAACGTCTAACGCCCCCGAAACCTCTTTCATAGCAACATCATGGCCACCTAAGATACCCCCTGTTTTAACCTTAGGATACCATAACTGCATATCTTTTAATGCCGCCTGATACATATGGTCACCATCTATATATACATAATCGAATACCTCATCAGGAAAATCCTCAACTGCATCTTCAGAGTTTTTGTTAGCGAATAAAACATTGGGGAAACCTGCGATGTTAAACTGCGCGGCAGCCTTGACTAATTTACAAAATGCGGGGGCTTGAACAGGGCCGCCAGTATAAACAGTAAGATTATCCCAAGCATCCACGAGTATTAATTTCATATTAGGATTGCTCAATAACATATACCGGGCGTTCACTCCTTCATAGACCCCTATCTCTGCCGCAACCATTTCCCTGTCTTTGCAGAGTTCGCATGCTTTGATAAATGAACTTCTAACATACTGTGTATTTAATTCAATACATTCCACCCTACATACCAAAGAAGCCATTGCATCATATAATACCGGCTCACTCATCGTCTTCTCCAATCTTTCGGCAACATCCAATTAGGCAAATAAATCCTTAAAAATGTTACAATAGCTCTTACAAACCTTCCCCAATCAGAAAGATACCGCCATAATATCTTTGGTTTAGTGTTATATTTCCAGACAGCCCAAGCCCTTAATTCATCTAACTCTTTGATAGTCATCCCTTTCGGAGCATAGACTACACGAGATAAGTTAATCTTAGAAAAGTCAAAATCCTTAGGTAGTTCTCCCGAAGCCATCATATCCTTAGCTGCTTCAGAGCCGGGCAGAGGAAGAAATGGAACAAAGTTAGCGCCATGAAGCCACTTAGATTTACATGCCCACTTGACAGTCTGGATAAGTTCTTCTTTTGTTTCCCCCGGAAATCCTATAATAAAATTACCCACGGGCTTAAACCCATGTTTGTTAAGCATTTTCAACCCTGCTTCAAGTTCATCTTGCGTCAACATCTTATTCATTAACTCCTGCCTGACTCTCGGAACAGCGCTTTCTATCCCCGTGCCGAACATTAACTCATGATTTGCTTCCTTCATTAATTCGAGCATCTCATCATCCAAACGGTTAAGCCGCATACCAGTCGCAGTAAAATAACTAAATGGATTGCCTTTGGAAATAGTATATCTGCAAAATGCTTTGACAAACTTAGGAAGCATAGTATATCCTTCATCATTTATGATAAACCTACGCACCCCGTATGCTTTATTCAGATATTCTAACTCTCCCCATATGTGTTCTATGGAACGCAGTCTCACTTTAGTTCCTAACTTCACGCAGAACCGGCATCTGAACGGACATCCACGCGAAAAATGGACATTAATTGACCTATAACCAACATTAACTTGTTTGAAATATTTCTTTGGGTCTATCAAATCCCATGCAGGATAATCCAAACTCTCTATGTCCATAGGTTCAACGGGTTCGTTCATACCATCACGATATACTAATCCTGATACTTTAGTGATATCTCTAACGCCTCTTAAATACTCATCAAACTCTTTGATACTTATCTCAGCCTCACCCCTAAAACCAAAGTCTGCTTCTGGGAAGTATTTGAATGTGCTTTCAGGATCACCTGTAATGTGAGGGCCGCCAAGGATGATCAACTGTTTACCTACCCCCTTTATCAATTCCTGCACAGATTGAATAGCGGTAGAGAACACATTGATACCCACAATATCAGGGTTAATATCATTTATCCTCTCAAGTGTCATCTTATTGTCTAGGTTATCCACTAAGCAATCTAAAATATATACTTGATGTCCTAGTTTGCGAATAGCCGTAGCTAGATAACCTAAACCAACAGGAGGGGATTCAACGAACATCTTTATTACTGTTTTAGGTGGGCTAATTAGTAGATATTTCATAGATATAATATTTGTCGTTATCTTCCAAGATCGTTTTTAATAAAGTATAATTGTCTTTGATGTATTGTATAGCAGGATAACCTAAGTGTTCTTCTGTTTTCCATAACTCACTAAACACCACATACTTCAAATCAAACTCTTCCACAGATAATTTTATTCTTTGCTCCGCTAAAATAGGATCGGGATCATGAGGTATAACTACTATTCTCTGCCTACATCTGTAAACAATAGGATAAGCTATCAGCCCCTCAGATAAAATGCCATGTTCAAACCCGCTGTCGCTTGCCAATCTATCTAAAAACATAGATGTCAACCTTGCCTTTATTTTTGGCTTAGACAGCATAAATACTCGGTTAAAGTATAAAAAGAGCACCACACCCCCGCCAATCGCTAAATTAAACCCTTGTAAATTGGCTTGCGGAACCCCTTTTGCCACAAAATAACACATCAAAGGGATAGCCATCATGGAGTTACGGGGTAAGAATCGCTTCAGTAATGAAGGATATAGCAAGATTAATGTCAAAATTACAAGCGAAAAAGGTGAAGACATCATTCCCTTAATGGTCAGCAGTATCATCAAACCTGTTATAATATAAAGCAATATGTTTAATCTTCTGTGCTTTGTTTGGTAAACCCCATACATTCCGCCGATTTTCCTGAACCAACTTTTTAAATCATACCCAAGTTCCCTCTTGCCATAATAAGAATAAGTCCAAGGAAAATAAAGAGGGCTTATTAATCTTTTAAAATTTAAACTATTCATTGGCTCGATCTTACCATCTATTCCTGCTGGATAATACATGGATTGAGAATAAACATTAATTTTTTTGCCAAGCCAACTGCCATAAATCAATATAAATATTCCCAAACTTGCCAAATGGGGAGATATTAACCATATCCAAAATCCCCGCAACCCTGCATAAGTGCACGTCAACCCGAGCAAACCCCATAACAATCCAGCAATAATATGGTGTTGTGTCAATAAAGCATAAAGCATCGTAACCCCTAACAATGCTATTAGTTGATATCTAAATGCTTTATTTGAATAATAAATAAGCGTATAATTGAAAGCGAGGCAGGCTAAAGCAACAGATTTTTGAAAGGGGGTAATCCCAAAAAAATCATATAGCCTGCCACACACGACATAAAGCCCTATACTGCAAAGAAATGAAACTATCACTCCTGCGCGATAATATCCAAGCCATGTCAGGCACTTAATCAAGAAAGAATACAATGGCGGATGAGTATCATATAACGACTTGTTCCATAACTTATAAAAGTTCTTAGCACAAGCCATGTGGCGTAACTCGTCGCCTTCTACGTATTTACGTTTATCCGTAAATATTCTGAGCAGAATGTATATTAACATAATAATTTATGGTTTCCTTCAACCCATCTTCTAACTTTGTCTTAGGAATATAACCGGTCAATTTTAATAACAAACTCGAATCAGCGCAATGCCGGGACACGTCAGCAATTCTCTGCTCCCTGTAATCTATTTCGCCCTCATACTCCATAAGCTTACAGATTAAATTTATTAAATCAGTAATTGGGGTTTCAATACCGGTGCCTATATTAATGACCTCATTTGTAATATCAAGTTTGGAAACTTCAATTATTCCACGAACCAAGTCTTTGACAAAAACAAAATCCCTTGTCTGCTTTCCGTCTTTAAAAATAACAGGTTTTTCGCCATTAAGAATCTTATTGATAGTCTTTGGTATCACCGCTCCCCAGTTCAAAGGTTGCCCCGGGCCATATGCATTATAGCAACGCGGAATAACAATCTTATTACCAAATGTTTGAGCATATGTAGAGCAGATTAAATCCGCGCTTGCTTTAGCGCCTGCGTATGGAGTTCGGGGTTTTAATTGATGGCTTTCAGGCATTGGAATTATTCCGGCAGTTCCATAAGCCTCAGAACTTGATATGTGTATCAAGCGGTCAAAACGTCCTAATCGCTGTAACTCGCAAAGATTGAGCGCCATCTTTACAATATCGTTAACTACTTTGTATGGGACTAACAGAGATTCAGGCAAAGACAATGTAGCCAAATCAAACACGATATCAATTTTATTTATTTCAAAGAAAACATCTAACTCTCTATACTCTGTAAGAGTATTCCCGTTCTTCAAATCATAGTTAATTATTCTCTTTGGATTTTCCTTCTTCAACGCTTTAATTAAATGGCTCGCTATGAAACCAGACCCCCCTGCAACCATAATAACTTTATCTTTTAAACAGACCATATGCTCCTCCAACATATTGAACTATCTTATAAATTATCAAACCCATTGTTAAACGTGGATGCTTTATCAACTCAAATATATTAATAAAAAAAGCAGTCCTAAACACATTCAAAAAACGATACCCTCTGCTTTTATGTTTTTCAAGATAGTAAGGCACAAACGAACCGTAATACCGATATTTTTCAAAAACCTCCTTTAAATTATCTATTTCGTGTAAATGATATTCTCTTGACTTTATCCTGCCCATTACATACCCCGCATCGTCTATTCTATGCTGAAAATCCTCTTCCACCCCTACAAGACTCGTATCAAAACCACCCAACTCCTGCCAAACTATTTTGCGGAAAAATCTTGCGCTTTCATATTTTGTCCCGATATAACATCTACGTTCAAGAGCCTTCACCCTACCCCAAAAATGTTCTACCCTAAAATCTGTTAACACCGAAGCGTATATAGCATCATAACCCTGTTCTATCAATTCAACCCCTTCTTTAACATAATCTATATCCCTAAGCATATCAGAACCCGTTACGTAAATAATATCACCCTTAGCTTTGTCTATGCCATAATTCATCTGTGCCGCCCGCTCGGGAGCTACTTGATAAAACTTATATGCCCACATCTTGGCAATCTTTGGGGTGTGGTCTGTAGAGAAATTATCCACCACAATCAACTCTTTATTAGGATAAGTTTGCTCCTGTATATTTATAAGCACCCTATCCAAAAACTCTTCTGAGTTATAAGTAGGAACTATGATCGAAACCTTAGATTTCATCTTCATTAAACATTACTGAACCGCAATCCATTTGCCTCACAAAAAACAGCCCATCTAGAACAGCATCATATTGTTTTAAATTTGGCAACTTTTCCCCATACCCCATCAATATATAATAATAAGGCATATTGCTTCCAGCTAAAGTGAAAAAATTACTTGTCGTGAAAAATCTTCCTGTATTTATCTCTGTAACGCAAGGAATACCATTTTCATCCTCCTTCAAATCCACGCAAAATATACCCGTTGCCTCGTTATCCAATGCTTTGATAGCGTTCCTGCATACCCCATTAACTAACTTATTATGGACTGACTTAGCTATTGTAGGAGTAGACGATTGCCCTGAAGGCATACGTGCTTGGAATAAATATTCCAATCGTTGCCGGCAAGCTGAGGTTATTAAATTTCCATCATACCAAATACTCTGGAAAGCGTATTCTTTCCCGGGTAAAAAATCAGAGATAATAAAATCCTTCCACGTAAGACCCTTTGTAACCCAATACTCTATCCAATAATATGCCTGTTCAAAATTATAAATAGGCAGTGCCGCTAATGAACCTGCCCCACGCATAGCTCTCAGCCACAATTTCTTATTATTAGATTTTATTAGTAGCCTTAAATTATCTGAATCTACTACCTTCTCGGTAGGAGGGGCAGGCACTTTATAATCTCTCAATAAGACATTAAGCCTGTATTTATTCTGTGCTATGCGGATAGTCCTTGCATCAGGGAGTAATGTTTTTGCGTAAATTTCCCCCCTATGTTCTGATATGAAAGCGACTTCTGGATCTGGTTGGGCATGAATAAACTCAATACTTTCTGTCTTTATCACCCTATTAAGTTCTTCAATATAAGCAGGATCGTTACAAGAAGGCAACACATACGTCTTATCGGCTTGAGATAGTTTAGCGTAATACTTTGAGCAGTCCGTTCCTACTATGTAAAAATCTTCAGGGGCGTGACGCAAAGATTTAATAAAATTCATTCCCGCTGAACCGCCAGCCCCTGTAACGCAAATTCTCTTCACCTGTTTACCCACTCCCAAGTTTTTTGCAACCCCTCATCTACACCGACTAAAGGAAACCAATCAGTGACTACGTTAACTTTAGTAATATCTGAAATATAAACCTTATGGTCTGCCGTGCGCCAATCCTTGTAAGAAACATCTAATACTTCACCGCCTTGCTTATTCAACCAATCAATCATCTCAAGTAAACTAAGTGTGTTATCAACCCCGCCACCAACATTAAAAACATTTCCCCGATACTTTTCCATCTTATCAATCAACAAATAATACAATTTGCATAAATCATCTATATACAATAAATCCCTGACTTGCAAGCCATCGCCAAAAATCTCTAAGGGTATGCCATGTTTCTTACAATACATAAACCATACCACCCACCCTTGTTCGCTAGCACCCATCTGTCGTGGCCCATAAATCGCCGACATCCTGCAACAAATTGTCGGAACGTTATAAGTAGTATTATACTCTTGGGCATAAATATCGGCGGCTAATTTTGAACATCCATAGGGTGAATGAGGCCTGCCTAAACCATCTACAGAAAACATCTCACTGATTCCTTTTGCATAGATACTCGGGAATTTATACCGTGTCCTACATCGTTCTAATGATATTGAATTTATTGCATCGGAATAAACCTTATTTGTAGAAGCTTGGATAACACATGCCCCACACTTTCTGGCAAACTCAAAAACATTCAATGCCCCCATCAAGTTAGTATGCGCATCGTAAATAGGATTCTCTATTGACCAAGGTATCCCGGGATTAGCAGCCAAGTTTATGATGGCATCCACCTCAGGAATAACTTTAAAATCCTCTACACATCGTATGTCGCCCCTGATGACTTTACACCCAAGATGTTCAATAATAGCAGCATTCTCTTCTACTCCTTTACGGGAAAAATTATCTAAAATAATAACATCCCAGTCATTCTTTAGGAAATATTCTGCCATATTAGAACCAATGAAGCCGCACCCGCCCGTAATTAAAATTACACCCATTGAGGCCTCCCTTGAGTTTTTAAAACAAATAATTTACCTATTACCCTTGAAAATGGAACGCAATAATCAGGTACTCTACGGACTATGTCTTTTCTTTTCGATAGAGTATCTTTAAAATTAACAATATTCCACCAATACGCAGGAAGATAAGACTTCCACAAAGCCTTAGGATTAGTAAATAAAATTAAAATTAATTCTAAAATTGACCAAAAACTATACTGGATAAGTATGCCCGGAAGATACCACAATGAATAATTTTTTATCATTGAACGAATTATATTCCTTTCACTTATTTTTCTCCTGTAATAATTCGTTCCGTTTTTTGCACAGGAAGAATTATGATAAAATATGGCATCAAATTTTACGCCAACATTATAATTAGCTAGCCATGCACGCCAGCATAAATCCCTGTCCTCACCATAAAGAAAAAGTTTTTCATCAAAACCGCCGATATCATCAAACACTTCACGCCTCATAAATATGGCTCCATCAGGATAAAATATAGGCCCTGTTTTACCTGCTGGACAACCGAACTTATCCACTGATATCCAGCTGTCAAGCTCTGTCGAGCCATCATAATTAAACATCCTACAACCTGTAATATCGCTTTTAGATTCCAAAAGTCTTTCAAATATATCTTCCTTAACAAGCGTATCATTATTAAGAAAGAATAAATAATCCCCTTTAGAATAAAAAACTCCAGAATTAAAAGCGCCAGCCAAACCCTTATTGTAATGATTATCAACAAAGAATATCCTTCCCTGCCTCTGCTCCTCAAAATAAAAACTTCTGGATGTTATATCTGACCCATTGCATATTACAATTATTTGTTTAGATTTATAGGTAGTTTGATAAAGACTTTCCAGACATCTTTTAGTTAATTCTAAATTTTTATAATCAGTAACTATAACAGAAATCATACTAATACCTGTTTGATAGCATCTATAATCTTATCCAAATCTTCTCTTTTCAAATACTGATGGCAACCCACATGAAATCCACGCTCCCCAAGCCACTCTGCATTTGGTAGTTTTCCGGCCCACTTCTCTTTCATAAATGAATACGCCGGCTGTTGTAAGGGAACACATGAGAAAAGTGGCCTATTCTCTACCCCTGAATTTGAAAGTTTATTGCAAAAATAATTGCGGTTAATAGACTCATCTTTAATAATAACAGGATAAGCTAAATAACTTACTGTAGGATCATGAATAGGCAGTTGTAATTGCTCTAACCCTGCTAAGCCATCATTAAGATATTTGACATTCTCTTGACGCTTGCGAATAATCTCGTCGGCATGTTTAAGCTGGTTTAAACCTAAAGCCGCTTGTAATTCTGTAGTCTTAAAATTATATGCTATGTGCGTATGAGTAAAACGAGGATCAAAATCTTATCTTTATACGGACAATTTCCCTCTAACCTATGGCAAACAGGACACTCGCACATACGGCCATGAGCTTTAATCTTTTTAAGCAGTTTATATATTTGCAGATTATTAGTAACAACCGCGCCCATATCCCCAACTTGGATATTATGCGCTATGTAGAAAGAAAAAACCCCCATAAGCCCTACTGAACCTGCTTTCTTGCCATTATACAGAGTGCCGTGGGATTCGCACGCATCCTCAATCATAAAACGATATTCAAACTTATCCATATCCACCGGATAACCGTAAAGGTGAACTGGCAAAAATAGTTCCGGGCCTAAAGAAGGCTCAATCCCAAAAGTTTCTTTATTAACATCAGCAAATACAGGTTCAAAACCCATTAAAATAATGGCATTAATTGTAGCTATAAAAGTTAAGGGGGTTGTTAAAACTGATTTTGTTGCAGTATAATACTTAAGAACTTGCAGAGCGCACATCAAAGCTGACGTGCCTGAATTAGTAAGAACGCAATACTTAGAGCCGCAAAAGTCGGCCCATTTTTCTTCAAACTCCCTGACAACTTTACCTTCGGAAAGATGATTAGACCGTAATACATTTAGAACAGATAGTTCATCCTCTGGAGTTACTAAATAATCACCAACGCGTATCACCGGTTGCCTCCCTTGTCAAATCCTCTAATAGATTTTCTAAAACATTTAGATTAATCTGATACCATTCCCGGTTTACTTTTACGCCTTCGCGCTTAACTACCATTAATTCATTATACCACGATTCCCCTAATTTAAAACAAATAATTGGTTCAACCAAATGCGGTTGAGTATGAACTTTCCAATGACATTCTTTGCAGATTGGTATGATGTTTGGCAAATAATAACGTGTAGCATTTGAATTAGAACAAGGAATAAAATGGTGGCCGCAAACGATATATCTCTCTCCGCATACCCAACATAAATCGTTTTGATGTTTAGCGCGGATGTAATCCTGCAAAACTTGATCTGCTTTTTTTCTCAGATATTTCTTAGATGTTTTTAGTATTCCAGAACTCATTTTCAAGGGCTTTCAATTCTATACGTAATATTCTTATGATATGCGATGACTTACCAGCAGATATTTCAAGGTCTTTTTTCTTGGCTTGTAAATTAATTATATCTTTTTGCAACAACAATATTTCTTGCGCCACTTGAAAGTTGTTCTTTTCTGCTTCCTTGAGTTCCTGTTGCTTAGCTATCCGTTCATTCTCTATTACGACAACGTTCCTCATTTCTCCTCCTTTCTTATGGTTTAACTCCCAAACTTTTTAACCAACAAGGAAAACAAATATTATAAGTCTTATCAAGATGATAGGGGAATATTTGTCTTATTAATTCTCTTCTTACTTCTGGGGTTATTTCTGGTTTTAAAATAGTAGTAACAGTAGTAACAGTAATGCTCAATCCAATTAAATCGTGCTCACCCTTTGAATCACCGAACAACATTCCGCACGCACTACACGATAATCTTTTTATCTTCATATCCTCTCCTCTACCGATTTTGCCCAGTCAATAAGTTGGTTGATTCGCTCTCCCAATATTTTGACTAAGCTATTATAAGACCCATAACACAGTGCTTCAGAAGTTATTTTTTCAGGCACTGCAACTTTTTCAGGCTTTGTTTTCTTCCCACATTCTTGGCATAACTCGTCATCTACTCTGAATGTTTTCATATGCCCTGTGCAATAATCTTTCCCTACCACTCCGTGTTTCTCTGCGTCTTTTAACATATCGTCAGAGGTTACGGGTTTTTTCTCTAACCCAAATTCGTGCGGTGCTTTCTTACGGGTGTATAAATCTACTAAATCCTGTGAGGAAAGAAAAAAGCCATCTTTCTTAAGTTCAGCAATTATCTCTTGTGCTAGTTCATTTGAGAACTTATCTGATAAAAATGAGATGACATAAGGTTTCAACTTATCACTGATTATCTTTGCTATCCTATCTACTTTGTTCATCTCATTCGCTCCTAATTTCTGCTTGTTCTGCAATCATTGGCATTCCGCAATCATCGCAACAAGGGTGTTCACCTTTAGGAATTTCATTTTCTTTAATTTCTCTTTTCTTACCACAACCAACACATTTAGCAATAATATACCTCATCTCATTCGCTCCTTTCTAATCTTCAATGATTCGTTTAAATTCTTCTCTTGTTCCTGTATAATATTCAGAATTTCTAAACGAGGCTAAATCTTCTCTCGCAGTTTCTACTGATTTCTCTTCATTTAAAACTTCTAAGAAGTAATCTAATGCGTGTCCTAACCAAGCGTTAAATTCTTCTTTTTCAAATTTCTCCCTATCTACTTTGTTCATTGGTCACCCCCTCTCCTTTAACTATTGGCTACTGGGGATTGGCAGGGAATTTCAGCCCTACACATTATCTACAGACGTTTTGCGATAACTCTGGGACGCCGCCATAGTGTCTTTTTCCACCACAACCCCCAGTAACCTTTGGCTAAGACTGTGATTGGCAAAAGATGCGCAGAAAATTATCACAGCCAGAGCCGATTAGTTATTTGGTAATATCCTAAAATCTGCCCATATTGCTTCCCAAGTCGTAATCTTTTTATCTGAAAACCTATTGAATACATTTGCTTCTTGAGATGCCCTAAACCAAGTTATAAATATTGCAAAGCTTACTAACAACAATATTATAATTATAAACTCTCTTGTATCTTCAGTTTCCATCTTCTCACTCCTCTCGGCAAGTTATTTTTATCTTTTTGTAGTCTATTTCCCCATCGCCATTTTACATATTTATCGCAAGTGCAATTAGTCATATAACAAACGTCTTTACAAGTAATACAAGGCGACATATTTTTCTTATGTTTTTTCATTCCTTACGCACTATAATTGATTTGAATTGGGAAAGTTGTCCTTCTGATGAGTTAGGCATTTTAGGCCTCTTTGATGGTTAACTCAGTTTCTTTGTTCATTAATACAAACAATAATCTATTTATAAGTGATATTTGCCAATGCTTGCATATTCCTTTTTGGCGAGGGCTACGACCGCATAATTGGCAACGAGTTTTTAGGATGCGTATATATTCGTGTCCATTAGTCTGTTTCATAATTTCATCAGCTCGTTTTAATGCTTTATCCCATTCTTCAATAGTAAAACTATAAACTTTTTCTTTCATTTTTCCTCTCCTTTAACTATTGGCTGGACTATTGGCAGGTGAGGTATCCATTAGGCACAGGGGAATTAGCTACCCACGAAGTGCCGTAACTGCCCATTCTCCTTTTTCTTTCCTTACCAATCCAGCCATTTATAATTTCCCCATTTTCTGTGTGGTTACTTTTGGCATAGGGTTAGAATATCTTTGATACTTACCGCGCTATGTTTGAATTTATCGCTATCTTTTATATTTTGTTCAACATTCCATTGCTCCCAAGCGCCAATGATCGCCTTAGTAAACCAAGCCCATTGATTTTCCACCTTCACCTTGTTTTGAGTATAGTTATTGCAAACCCTTAAAATAACTTCTTCCGGGAGACGCGCCCCAACCTTGCTTTCTTTTTTTAGTTTGTTTAATAAGGCGTAAATATTCAGGCCCTCTTTATAAACTTTATTTAAAGCAGTTTGTAAAACTGGCGAAGCCGTGTTTCCTTTTCCATCCCCATTACCCATCCCCATTCCCTTTTCCATTCCTTCCTTTTTCTCACCGTCTTTTAACGTATCTTTAACGGTTAATGTCTGTTCTGGTGGTGGAATGGTGCTTTCTTTTTCGGTATGATGGGGCTTCTGATGCTCTTCAAAATTAACGATTTGTAGATATTTCTTACCATTCGCCTGATACCGGACAATAAAGGGTTTTTTGGTTAAATCATCTAAAATTTTATCCATATTTTCTTTACCATAGGGAAAAATGACCGCCTTTAGCTTTTTCGGGCTATCTTCCAATCTGCCCTTACGATCCGCATAGCACCAAAGACCAGAAAATGCCAGTCTATGTTCATAGGGTAATTCGGTTAAATCTTCATCAAAAAAGAAATCAGGTTTTAAATAACGTATTCTTGCCATTCCCCCCCCCTACAAAGTAAAATAAAGGTTAAAATAAACTCGCCGTCTGATTTTCTTCAACCAGCATATACGCACTATGTTTAACGCCATCAACCATTTGCCAATCGTTGATGATATTCATTCCTTCGGCTCTCAAATCCAAAATGCGTGAATTATACTGGGCTACCCTGAGATTAAGTATTTCTGGAAGGATAATCCACTGGTTAGGGCGTGATAGAAACAACTCTTTGAGTTTATCCTTACCTGAAACCCGCTTACACTTCGTCTGCAATGCTGCAAAGTTTATCCTTTGTTCTTCTTTTAGATTTTTGTTTCTTACACTTATTTCTATATCAGTTTCTCGCATATAATACCCCCTTGCTCTTGGCTTATTAGGATTGATGACAAAATCTTTACACCACTTAGATTTTCTCATTGAGGATCCAAAACTATCCCTTTTTTACCATTGGTATTCATTACTACATTAACTACGGCGGTTTTCCCCACCCACATGGTAGATTCGTTACCATACTTTTCAACGAATTTTTTTAATGAGGTTTTATTCATTGAGATTTTTCTTTCCTCGCCATCAACAAGAGATATTTTGAAAATATGATCAATCTTGGGCGTTCCGTCATCGTTAGTAAAATTCTCATTTTCTGTTTCGATACCTTCATCGAGAATTTTAATTATATCTCCCTGTTTTACATCCACATCTGCTTTGATGTAATCGCTTAATTTAATTTTCATTTTTTCCTCCTCGTTTTCTATCGGTTGAAAATCTGCGGGATTATAGATAGAATTTAATACTCCACAATGAGGGCAAACAATGTCTTTATATTTTTCGCCTTCATATTCAAAATATTTAAAACACAACCAGCAAATAAAATTATTCAAGCCGCAACTCCATTGGGTAATCTTTTTGTAATGGGATAACTCCTTCAGTTTCATTCGCCCATATTTGCTTTGCTGCCAAAAATAAATCAAACTTGTCCTCAATTTCGGTAAACTTATATTTCTTTTTATTCAAGCGATACCCTAATTGAAGAATTGCAAGGTTAACCTCGTCAAAGGCGTGTTTATAAGCTGAAAGTTGCAGTTCGTGGCTCGGCCAGATACTTTGCGAAGTCTTAAAATCAATGATGTATTTTTTATCCTCTATTTCACATAAAGCGTCAACTGTCCCGGCATATCCATCGCCCCACACCACAAAGTCGTGTTGAAGGAATTTTGGTTTCTTGTCTTTGCACCATTCCACGAAAGACATTACGGCTTCATATTCCGCGACGGTGAGTTCTTTTGCTTCTTCATCATTAGCGGCATATTTAGAATCAATGAGTATCGTCTTACCGCAAATTAAATCATCAATAGCCCTATGGACTCGGCTTCCTTTCTCGCCAGCTGCTTCCTTCAATGCTTCTGATTCATCCCAAGAACGCTGAGATAACCACTTGTAAAATCCGATACCCTTTGGGTAATGTTCACAAATCCATGTTACCGAAGGAACGAATATATTGTTTAATTGTTCGTCTTGCTTGATATACCAGCGCTCATCGCTTGTAGTAATCTGGATTATTCCTCTTTTTTCGTCAACTTTTCGTATCTCTATTTTCATTTAAATCACCTTCCTTTATTTTGAAACCAATTTTGTCAAAAACTTCTTTCTCATCAAAATTCTTTAATTCTTCTAAAAGTTTTGTTAATTCGTTCATTATTCGCACCTGTGTCTTTCTTTATCCGTTACACATCGCCTTGATTTTATCAACATATAATACGCTATAAGTTTATCCTTTGAGGCATTTTGCATATTGAGTTCGTAGTAATTCGAGCGATCTTGATAACCTTTTTCTATGTTTTCTACCTCTTGGCGTTGTATCATGTGTTGCAAAACTTCTTTCCTGACCGATTTTAGATAGCTCATTACGATTGACCTATTTGCTCGTTTCTCAGATATATTGATTGGCATTTTACCCCCTCGCTTCTTTGTAAAAAAGCAATCTGCCTATTTTCCTAATGAATTTTACTTTTGGCGATTTAGCCCATTTCGGCATTACACTACAATCGTGGTAAAGATTTGCGCCATTTGCCTGCGCTTGGGCCCATGCCATTCCGGCAACCTGCAATTCTTCCGCTGTCCGGGCTTTCTGCCGCGCGCCTTCATTCCAGCAAGAAAATTGCCATTTAGCCAAGCAAACTTGTTCGGCTGTTTGTTTACGCTCTGACATCCGGGTTTTTATTACACTCGCAACCCAAACTTGGGCTTCAAAAGATTCGCCGGAAGCCTCACGTGCGATTGTTTCGATAGGGATTTCAGAAGCAAAAACAGAACTAACTAAAAGGAATATGCATAGGCTCGCCTCCAATAGTAAAAATAATCCCCCACCTATCTTTTTGACTTGGCGAGCCTCAGCCGATCGCACAGTTAATGTTTTCGGCATTGATAGATGAGGGATTTTAATTTTGTTAGACAATAAAAAAACTGTGCTATTTGGCTCGCCGATTATTCTCATATATTTAATCCTCTTTGTTCATTGAAATTTCAATTATTCTTATATTACCATTTCTTGATTCGGTGTCAAGATTTTTTTTGCTTTTGCTAAATTTCTGATTGCTTGAGATAAAATCCTATAATATCTCCGGCCATCTTCTTTGTTCGATATTGCTTCAATTAATTTGTAATCTTCGACGAGAATCCTGATTGATTTAGTCCTTTGTGTCATCTTTTCCACTCCTGTAACAATGATAACACAAAGGCTATTCTTTGTCAAGTATTTTTTAAATAAATAAAAGTGGCAATGTTCCGGCAAACAACGCTCCCCTGCCGCCTTCTTCCCAAACTACACTATCAATCTTATTACTCCACATAGAAACACCCAAGGTAAGCAGAACCGTTCTAAGCAATGCCCCAACCCAGATATGTGTATAAAAGACGTAAGGCAATGCCGTTAAGCCCCAAATTAGCCCCACTAACCACCATCTTGGCTCATTATTCTTGGTATCATAATAACTTATCATAGAAGCAAACATAAGGCCAAAAGTGATAAAGTAAACCCACCAAGCTATATGTATATTAGAGGTAAGAAATAACGCTAACAAAGATATCGCGGGACATCCCAAATCCCTAAACTTTGTATTATAAGGTTTGCCAACACCTCCACACCTATAGAGTATCGCTGAAATAACTGTAGCTAAGATCCAAATTAAGATTTTAATCATTTTTCACCATTTCCCTATTTTAAACCAACCCACTTTGATTCCCCAAGTGAATAGCTTATCATGAGCCGCAAACTTTGAATCAATCAACTCTGAAACTTCCTTTGCTGATAAGCCGTTATAATTAGTAATACTGTCGGCTTTTTGTTGAGTAGTCTGAACCTGCACTGCCCATTTAGTATGAGGTTGAATGAGCGTAACCCAGCTCATCCAGCCAATTAAACATATTATTCCAATAACAAGCAAGCCCTTAACAGTAGCAGAGGTCGTTTTTATTAAAGCTGTAGGGCTGACATCTAATAACTTAACTACTGATAAGGGCTCAGCCATAAGAATCTCCTATTTAAACACTTTTTTAATTAAATACTGTGTTCCTAATACGATTGCCGCACCAACCAAAGCACCGATTAAATACGCCATTACTTACCTCCTTGTATATGCTTTCCTTTGGTTATTATTATCTCCCACGCCTTATCCTGAAGCTCATAGAGAAAAGATTTGCCATCGGGCAGGTTTTCTTTTAACTCCTGAGTCATTGTTTTATTAAAAGCTACCATAAATTGAGTAATAAACTCGTATTTATCTATGATACTCATCTTTTCTCATTTCTTGAACCACATCCCTACCATCGTTAAGACTATCGCTGTTACAAATACCCAAAGCATTGATATCTGTTTGTTTATCGCCTGATACCAGCCGCCTCGTTCTTTACAGGGTAGGTCAGCAAATTTATCGTTTATGTTGTCTATTTTACTGCAAAGATTACGTCGGTATTCGTTTGTTGTTTCCATCCACTGATTTATCTTGGCGATAAACTCCGCCACTTCTCTGTCAAGGCTGTCCAATCTATCTTCTGGCATCAGTTTGCCTTTCTGCTGATATAACATATACGTTATCTATATTCTTGTCTAACTCTTCAAACAAGCAGTTAAAGTTATTGCAGTCGTGGAATTGTTCAATGAATTTTCCCCGCCTGTCTAACATATGCCACATTTCCGTTTGCGCTATCCAGCGCATAATTACGAGCATGACGAATTTTTTATCAACTCAACAATAAACAATATGAGTATTGCTGATATAAGCATTACGATTGCTATGGTTTGATAATTCATCGTTTTGTTGACCTCAACATTTCGTTACCGAATACCAAGTTTCTTCTTTTGTTCTGTAGTTAATGCAACGTCAAGGGCAATTAATTTCTCTTCTAAAGCCAATATTGTAGACATCTCTGAGTTGGCATACAATCTTTCATTCCTTACATATTCGTCACCGAATACCTCAACCGTTATTTTCATGTGCAGATTCTTTCCCATTTGATACCTCCTTAGTTAATAAGCCCTTGAGTTATACTTGCTCCATTTGAACCGATATTGACATTAATCTTCAAAACAACAAAGATGATAATCACAATTACTACTGCGATTATCCACCAAAACCATTTTGGTAAATTCATTTCTGCACCTCCTCTTCTTTTTTGATTGGCGTAACTTCAGGCGTCTTAAGTTCTTTGCATATTCCCTGTAACTCTACTCCACGAGTCGTTAACTGTTGCTTACGCTGCTCTAACTGCTGAAGTTGTGCTATAACCTGTTGATACTCCTTTTCATACTCTGCTAACTGTCTCATTTTTCCACCTTCGCTAATTCTGCGTTTATGGCTGTTATTCTTTCTGATACTTTTTGCTGGATTGTTTTGTTGTCGGAATACAGACTATAGTTCAATATTTTACTAATTTGTGCAGAAGTGAATGATTGCAAACTTTCAAGGAGTGCCTTTTCATCTTTTAATTTCTTTGTGTCAACAACTCCCTGCTTTGTCCACTTAGTGAATGTGCCATCGCCGTTGTCAACATACTCGGTATTCGTTACTACATTATCAAATATTCCCATTATACATCCCCGCTTTCTATACCAACGTGTGAGCTATTATAATAAAATGCACCGTGTAAAACTATAATATCATCTACTTCAGAAGTATCAGTTTCAAGGTTTAAGGCAAAACCCATAATATCTCCAGCCTCTACAACATTATCCGTTTCATCAAAGTTTATGGTATGAACGGATTTGAATACTTTATATTGAGCCGAAGCCCCGACTACGGTAGCTACTTCTTGTGTCTGGGTTTTAGTAGCGGTATCACCGACGGTGTTATAATAACATACCAATTTTAAATCTACCGTATCGCCCGCCCCACCGCCTGTATTATCAACATTAACGGCAAAATAAACCTCCACATTTAAATCACTTGCCCCATCCCAGTCAGTGTGGACATCAGTATCAAAGTATAAAACCTCTCCTACAGCGTTTAATTGAAAACCACCTGTATGATTAGCTGTCGGTGCTGTCCAAGTCGCTCCCGAAGCACCGGGGTCAAATCCTGATATAGGCAAATGATAATATCTGCGGTATAAAGAAGTCGCTCCCCTGATAACTGTATCAGTAACTACTTGGTTGTCAGCTTGCAATAAAATATCTTGGTCAGCGGCAATAATTAAATCTTCGGGGTCGTCGGTATTAGCGTAGATATTTGTGTCAGTAGAATCAAATTGTATCTTTACATTTGCTGGTAAAATAACAGTATTCCCTAAATATGTCCTGTCCTCATTATAAATACCCCACGAGGTTGTGGCATAGGAAGATAAATCAGAAGCAAAGAATCCATAGTGAGTGCCTATCGTAGCGCTACCAAGATTGATGGGAGTCTTGAAGCCATAGACATTAGTGCCTGTTAAAGTAGCCGAACCTTCTTGTGTAAAATCATAAGTCCAGCCATAAAAACTGGTAAAATTGCTGTTGCCACTATCGTAACCAGCACCTGCTGTCGCTGTAACATTGATATTTCCGCCATATAAAACAGAACAAGTATTATTATTTATATCAAGGCGGTATTGCCCGCCTAATAACTTTAATCCTCCTGTGTAATTACTGTCGCCATATAAGGCGAGATATGGGGTAAGAGCATAAAGATTAGCTGATACTCCACCTGCAGTAGAACTTTGTAATAAGAAGTTTAAGGCAGCGGCTGTGCCTGAAGTCAAAGTAACATGCTTAATTCCCTGTATCGCCCAATCATTTATAGGTATTCCTGTTCCACCTATATTTATCTGTCCTGCAATATTCAAATCACCAGTCAAAGCTATATCATCTAAGAATTGGCTTGTGCTTGTTACCCTAAATCTGCCAAATGCGTCTATGGCTGCACCTGCTACGATTGTTTCCGCTGCATCTGGCGGGTCGGTATATGTTGCTACAATATCCCATCCTGTCGGGTCGCCTGCATAGGCATATATTCCGTCAGTAGGAACTAAAAGATTTTCTCCTAGATATACTCCACTACCACCTGTCCAAGCTATTTGAGATGTGAGCCAAGTTTCAAAATCTGTTTTCTCACCGTGCATATACCAGACTGAAAGATTGTATGTGCCTGCCAATACATAAAGCCCGCAGTCAATTCCAGTCATTCCGTCAATAGGAGTAAAATCAACTGTTGGGTCTGTTACTACCGTAACCGTAGTTCCATCCCACCAAAAGGCGTATTCACCGCCCAAATCAGCACTTCCAATATAATCTGTGCCGTCGTAAGAATATACCGAGTCGGATAAGATATACGAATATGATTGCTTATTTACTTTGAAATAATCAGTTGCACTGCTGCCGACACTAAGAGCGATAATGTCGGAAGTTTCAATACCAAGCCCTCCTGTCAACGGGTCATTGGAGCAGTCAAGTTTGAGAAAACCCGTAGAACCAGAATAAAGGTTATCAAAATAACCATTGGCAAAGTGTAGAGCCGTAGACCCTATATCCAACGTAGAGTCGGCATTAGGTAATAAGTCTTTATATAGTGTCCAGCTCATTCTTCGTTGATCTCCAAGACTAATTCATCATCAATGTAAATCTGTATAGAACTATTATTATATTTAATATAGGTATCTGCCATCAAACTACCGATAACCTTCCGACTATCTCGCCATCTACATAGAAATCTACAATATCCGGAGTGGTTGAAGAGCAATAAATATAAGTGTTATTCGCAATCTCTGGGGGTATATAAGTTCCTTCACCTGTAAACAATAGTAATAACATATTATCCCCAGAATCCTTTATTAGTTGTCATAAAACCTGTTGCTGCTGCTGGCGTGCCGCCGCCGACAAGCCCGTTGTCCATTATTTCGTTGATTTCGGTTGAGTCTAAAGTATCGCCATTCCAGAAAGCAATCTCATCACATCTTCCATCAATCTGCCTTGTATCACCTTGTCCGAATATATCTGCTGTGTTATCATACCTCAATCCGCCTGTTCCCTGTTGATTTGCCGCCCATCCCACTCCGCCTGCAATATCAACGCCATCAATATAACAAACAATATTCCCGTTGTTTAATTCCCAATATAAATGGAACCACGTTCCAGCAGTTGGGATAGCATTGGCATTAGTATTAAATACACAATCAACAGTATTATAATCAAAAAAGAACTTTATAGAACGAGAAGTTGTTTCATAGGTATATAAATAATGAGGGTTTGAATACCAGATAGCGTCGTTATTGGGCCAGCTATCTTGACTAATCCATATTACCATACTCATTGGGTCACTAATATCATCACTCAACGCAGGCAAATCTATGAACCCTGTTCCGTCAAAATCTAAATAATAAGTAGAATATGCGGCTGGCGGTGAGGATGTTTCCCAGCTATAAGTATCGTCTAAAGTGGCATCATAATTATTAGCGGTGGCATCATTCAGCGTTGCCCCAGAGCCATCCTCTACTGTATAAGCGTATGTAGCGGTTGCGGTGTAATCAGTCCCAAATATATGCCTATACTTTTCTACTAACTCAATCGTTCTCATTTATCGTCTATGGTTATCTTCTCTTCTGGTGTTATGATATTTCCAGTTTCATCTAATACCGCTGGTTTGGATACAACTTCAACACTTTCACATATGTATTCAATAGCCGGCAGAGCTTGTGCTACGATATTTTGGTTTTGCTTGAGATTATAAGTTTTTCGCATCAGAGTTTCACAATGTGACTTAATATCTCTGAGTATCTCCGCTTCACTGTAATTAAAGCAATTATACCGAGTGTAACCAATTTTCTTTGAGCTATCAGTCAAAGTATATTCAACCCCTACTTTAATATTTCCGTTCTGGTCTATTTCCTTGCTTACTATCTTTCCGCTAATCATAAAACCTCCAATTAAATTGATAAATATACTTATTAAACCTCGTATCCGGATATACATACATAACTGACAGTGCCTGCCGCTGTAGATACTACAGCTAAAGGAGTATTTGTTGCTGTAGCTACATAAGGAGTTTGTAAGTTGGAACTCCAACCACCATTGGCTGCTAATTCAACAATCATAATAGTTGATCCTGTCACTCCTTCGCTAACAGTCACCTTACCTGCTGTTTTTACATTCAGTGTTATGTCAGTCATATTAAATTTCTTACCGCTTGCAGGTGTCCACACTGCTACATTCACAGCGCTGGAAAGAGCTGAATATATCCAAGTAGGAGAATAGTTTGGACTATCTTTTTTAACTACTAAAGGGATAGACGATAGTAGAGTTACTCCGCCAGATACAGATACGCTAGTCCTTGTATTTAGAACATTTATAGAACCGCCAGTATTCAAGACTGATATCGTTCCGCCTGTGTTCAAGACCGATATTGTAGCACTTGTGTTTAAAACTGATATAGTTCCTCCTGTATTCAATACTGAGATAGTAGTTGCTGTATTAAGCACATTGATAGAACCGCCTGTATTTAATACAGAAATTGTGCCTCCGGTGTTCAATACAGATACTGTGTTTATTGTATTAAGCACATTCACGCTACCGCCAGTATTCAAGACTGATATTGTAGCGCTAGTATTAAGGACGGAGATTGTTGCGCTAGTGTTTAATATGGAGATAGTAGCGCTAGTGTTTAAGACAGATATTGTAGCGCTAGAGTTCACTACATTTACATACAGAGGACTAGTCAATATTCCTGTAGGCTCAAAAGAATCCAGCGTTCCATCAACAAGTTTAACTCGCTGATAATGCGAACTGCTTGACGCATCCTGATCTGTTGCGACTACAGAGCCGCCATTCATAGTGTTTAAGGTTACATTGTCGCTCATAATTATCCTCCGTCTAAGATTAACTTTTGCCCTGCTTTTATTATAATTCCGCCGTTAAATGACGGAGAACCGTTTTCTACTGTTTGCGGAGTAGTCTGGTCTAATTTTAAAAATGAACCAGAGCCGAGATTCAAGACATTAGTGCTTGTCAGTATCTCTTCTGTTTTCCAACTGCTTTGATATTTAAACGCTTCGCCCATCTACGCTTCGACCTCAACCCAATTAGCCCTGTCTAAAACTGTGGTAGCGCTATTACTTGCTAGGCCTGTATTCAAGCCGACTAACTTCAATCGTGCATATACAGCTACAATAGGAGCAACAGGAAGTAAATGCACATTCTCGTCGGTAATAGTAGCCAGCGGGTCTATAGCTACAACAAAGTTTGAGTCTGCCGCCCCTGCAGAAGCTTCTTTATAATTAGATTGCTCTAAGTTAACCTGCACATTGACATCAGTGTCAGATGAAAACTTAACTTCTACACCAAAAAAATTCTTACGCACAAGAACCCAGCTTGATGTATAAACCGTAGCACTGTTAGCTACCGCTAAATTACCGGCTATACTATGTGGAATGGGTGCTTGAAATTCAATTTTGCCCATTTAATCTCTTCTCCCTCAGTTCTAATGCTGCTTTATGCCGCTTATAATCATCTATCCTTGACTGGAACTCTGACTTCTCTTTTATCCATGCTCTACGCTCATCTTCAGTTACTTTTAACTCAGCTATTTTAGCAAAGAGTTCCTTGATACTTTCCTTTATTTCATTTAATATTTTTTCGTCGGATGTCATGAGTCACTTGTAAATACAACTTTCCCTCTGATTGGATAAGCTCTTGTAAAAGGTGTAAAATTACTCGTCCACCTTGCTATGCCTTTGGAGATGCGGACTTCATCAAGCCAACCGTCAGTCGAACCAGACCACGATACACCGTTTAATTGTGCTCCTACTGTTAATAAACCCGCTATATCCCCGACATCATTAGTCCCGAAAGCGGTTATCTCGGTCAGGGCTTGGGAAACACCGTCTTTGAATAAAAGACAAGTAGTCCCGTTTCTTACTACCGCCCAATGATGCCAAACACCAGTGTCGTTCACCACGCTTGTAGTAATATATTCTGCCTTAACAGTTCCGCCAGATTTAAAATACACAGTTATCTTCCCAGTCCCGTTTTCATAGATAACCCATTCATTATTAGCATCTTCATATTGCCCCATAAAACCACCAGCTAAACTATATGAATTTAGTTTCATCAACCAGTCAATAGTAAAGTTTCCAGCACCGAAGTTCCAGTCAGCAGAGTCGGGTAAGGTCACATAATCATTGCTATCTCTTTCAAGCAGTAAAGACGCTGAACCGAATTTCTTGTCTGCTGTGTCTAATTGAGCGGAGTTGACAAAAGTATAAGCCCCTGCAATGGGGTCGGTGTAGGCGGTGGCTTCATCAGCACCGTCGAAGTGGGAAGCTAATTTAGTATAAGTATCAAATGTAGTCATAAAGCTCCTTAATTATAACTATACTTAACATTAATATTAAGTTGTGTTATTGATGCCGTTGGCTGTGCGTCAAAATTTAAATAGACACACTTCCCGGCTGCTACTGCCGCATTAGATATTGAAGCATCATATAACACGCCAGACGTAGTATTTATCTTATCAATCGCCACAGGGCTTGCTGTCCCTATAAACGCATTAGCATATAGCAAATTACCAGATATTTGGATAGAAGGGTTAGCATCACAAGTTATCTGAATACTCTCTACTGTTATGGCAGAGTTTAAACTTTGTAGAATACATACCGCAGGAGATATAGAATAAACATCCGCAGGATCAATAAGAGTCACCCTGAAATATCTACTTTGATTTGCCGCATTCAAAGCAACCGTAGCTGAAGAACTCGCAGCAGTAGAATATACAACAGATGACGAAGCCTGTGCTACTGCCACTGTTGCGGAAGAAGTAGCTATAGCTGCCTGATTGGCAAAAGCGGTAAAAGTAACATTGCTCGATTCCTGATTAATATCTCCTAAGATAGCACGGTCAATCTGTTCCTGTAACTGTTGGTCTGCCATACAGAGTTTATCTAATGCCCTCTCGTGGGTTTCTGCAGGGAATGGGTCATTTTCTACATAATCAACTTCTTGCGTTAAATCAACTACCCGCTGGATAATAGTATTGGAACCCGTAGGCATACCTCCAGCATAACTGCCAGTTAATAAAACATTACCACCTGTGTCTACCCCTACTCCGGTGACAACATAATCAGTATTTATTGCTAATAATGACGAAGCGCTGGTTAAAGTTATATAACGGCTAACTGTTAAATCTCCCTCAGCTAATATCCTAAATGGATACGCTAGAGTCGCTGTAGCACCGTCACCGACATAGATTACTTTTGAAGTTACTGAACTGATAGACATTGCATTGCCTCCTTATTTCGTTGAAGATGTCCTCTTTTTAGTTGTGCTACTGCCTCTAACCGAAGAACTTCTTTGTTTATCTTCATATGTTTGTAACCCCACACCAAATAATCCCAAAACTCCTAAGGGTAACAATTGGGGGTTAGTCTTAGCTAAATCAATTAAGTCACCTAAAACCATAGGGGTAAATCTTTGTCCAATTTCATTTAAGACATTAACGTCTTCGCCCATAAAAGTTTTTTGTCGTAATAAAGATGTTATAAATGAAGCAACCGGAGATTCTTTATTTTCAAGTTGACGCAATATAATATCAAATCTAGTAAGCGGTTTATATCCTTCCCCCAAGGTAAGGACTTTCCCTGTTACGCTACTTACATACTCGCCCGTAATAAGTTGTCCTGCCATTCTTAAGTATTGTTGAAAACCAGCTCCAAAATCTATCCGAGTATTCCCTATTTTTATTTTAGCAAAATCTGAACTTCTCCAATCTGTTCCTACTATTAAACCCCCTAGTGCTGCTAAACCTAGAAGAGACATCCATATACCAGAAGAAGAAAACAAAGATTTTAATGCCTCTTTCCTTACAAATGGATCTTTAGTAATATAGAATACTGGATTAAGTAATTGTATTCTTGATGCCATCAAGCGAGGTGAAAAGAAAATTGAGTTTAACGCTACTGCTGCTTTCTCTAGCTTTGGAGTGAGCTTGCCTCTTCCCGTAGCAGCATTTATAAATTCTACTAAATCAGAATAAAATTTATCTGTTGTTTCTATCCCCAGCCCTTTAGCTTTATTAACAAGATTATCAAAGACATCCGCTCTCAACTTGTTCAAAAATCCTACATAAGCCCTGCTAGATGCCCTAATACCTATACCTGCTAAAGGTATTTTCTCGGCCCAATTAGACATAAATTTTTCTTCGCGGTTAGATAAGCCAGTATCTAAATCAGTTAAGGCAAGATTGTATTCTCTCATTAATTCATACGTAGGGCGAGTTTGAATATCTTGCATTAAACTATTAAGGGCCTTATCACTACCAAAGAACTTAAACATTTCTTTGAAGGCCGGGCCAAACTCAGGCCGTGCTATAAAGAAAGCCCCTTGTCTAAGTGGAGCTGATAAGTCAAACGATGACATAACAGAGCGAGGTATATTTAATAATTGTTCACTAGCTTCCATAAATTTTTGCATTAACGTTCTATTTTCCAATAAAGCATCCGTAAATTCCTTACCAAACACTTTATTTAAAACCTGCAATTCTCCTTCGGTAGGAACTGTTCCGCCAAACTCACCAAATAATTTGGCTAAACCGCTCATAGCGGGAAGTTTATCCCACTCATTCAAGTCCGATTTACTTATCATATCAAATAAATTATTTATATCAGACTGGGTTATTTTTCCTTTAAGCGTTTCAAACTGCGCTTTTGGCATTTCACCTTTTAGAGAGCCTAAGCGAGCATAATACCCAGCTTCTCCCCCGATTTTTTCACCAATCGCTTTTGCCTTAGCAATTCTCTTGCCACGCTCTATTCTCATTAAGGCTTCTTGTTCAGCACGGATAGGCTTGGCTTCTTTAATTGCTTGGATCACCCTCTTGACAGAATCACCTTCAAATGGTATGCTTGGTTCAGGAGGTGGTTCAGGTGGAACTATTGGCGTTTTTGGTGGAATGGGCGTTTGTGGGGGCGTTTCTATGGGTGGTTCTGGCGGTTTTGTTTCCAAAGATTGTTCCTTAGGTGGTAGTGGTGGTTCTACTGGTAATTCAGGAACAGCTATACTTTCACCTTTACTTTTGACTAAATCTTTTACCCCAAACTTTGCATCTATGTATGCTTTTTCCTGCAATAAATGAACAAAGTTATTAAACTGTCTTTCAGAAAATGTATCGGAGTAATAAGAACCATTTGTTACTGAATATCCACCTGCTTCTTTTTCAACCCATTCAATAAATTTTGCACCAAACCTCGCAAGAACTTCTTTTGGAGATTGAACATATTCTGCTCTTTCACGAGAATACCCCACTTCAGAACCTTTTAGCAAGTCTTTAACAAATTCTAAATATTTCTTTGCCCATTCAATATGTTGGTTAGATAATTTATGAAGTTTTTGTAAATATTCAAAATTTATACTCCCCTCAGATAAAGCTGTATCAACACCTAACTCTCTTGCAAACTTATGGTCTAAATAATGAAGAGTCTCATGCGCTACTGTATGAAGAGATAAGTCTGATATAGTTATTGCATTATTTTGTGGACTATATTCACCTAATGCAGTTTTTGATTTACATTTACCAAGTATAAATAATAAATCTTTATAGAGAAGTCTTGTGTCAAATCCAAGTAAAGGTGTTGTAATCATCCTTGAGAACCATTCTTTGTTTGAGTTCCAAGCACTTGCATCTTTTGATACAATGACATCTTTCACATATTTTAATAAATCTTTTTCACTAATTGATGACTTATTTATCCATGAAACATTAGTAAAACCAACCCATTGGTAAGCATTATCTACTCCTTGATTAAGACTATCTTGCTTTGCTATAGCAGATTTTTTAATCCCTACTTTATTCCTTAGGAAACTTGTTAATTCTGATTCCTTAATTCCTATTTTTTTAGCCAATCCTTTATCCGAGTTATAAGCATGGAATAAATTTTTCTTTGCTTCAAGCAGTTCTTTCTCATTAGATTTTTTAGATCTTATTTTAGTTTTTTCGTATAAAGCTTTAGCTTCGCTCTCAGACAATATAAGTGGTTCTTTAGGTTCTCCAATAGCTCCTGAAAAAATACTTTCACCTTTTAATGGAACTTTAGATATTCTTAAAGGTTCTCTTAAAGACTTATTGCCCAGTTTACCTTCCTGATAGACTTTTATTACATCTTCTAATGAAGCGTCAGTATTATCAAAATCAATATCACTAAGAAATTCATGATAAATCATTGATTCATTTTCTGCTGCCATAGCCAAATATTCTGGTGAGCGTTTTACAAAATCAGAAAAACTCTCATCTAAGGAAGCATTATCAGGATGAAGTTCTTTAGCTAAAGGATATAACTTCTTTAACATTCTTTCCACATCCCTTGCTGACATAACATTATTAGCAGATTCAACAAGTTTTTCTTCTTGTATCTTTATCTGTTCTTCTGTCAACTTCGGCTTCATGCTATCTATTAAATCCCATGCTCTTTTTTCATCAGAAAACTCTTGTATCAATTTTCCTGTTTCATTATTATAAACTCCATAAAGTCCGTTCTCTGTCATACTCATGCGTAGATTCGGAGATTCTTGTGGTGGTTTCTGTCCTGTGGGGGTGGAGAGCTTTTGTTCAGCAAACTTCTGTGCTTCTTCCATTGTTTCAAAATACGGACTTCCACCTATTTTATCTGATTTAGGATTTGCCAATTCTTGCCCATTCTGTAATACAACCTTATACCCCAATGGTTCATTGTTACTAGCTTCATCATAAATAATCTGTGCTTTAGCCATATCAAAGTTATTACCTTTAACATCATAAAAAGCAATTGGTTCGCCCGGAATAGCGGCGGCAGGTTCAGCACCATAAGACCATTTGTCTACCTTCCCCTCACCTGTGGGTTGGGTAAATTTTCTATTTTCTATTACATCCTTTGCCATCGCTTCAGCATCTTTTTGTGTTATCCCCGGATTATTCTTTAATAAATTTTCCCCAACTCTTTTTATTTCTGGGTCAACCTCTGGCAGGCTTAGTTGGGAGAGGGTGGCGACTATTATTCTACCGGGTTGAGCAGTTAATTCTATCTCCGCTACCTTTCCAGTAACTTTAAGTATCTTGCCCATAAGCACACCTTCCGCACTCTTAAACCCTACACTCTGGCCTACTTTGGGTAATCTAAGTTGTCCTGATTGACCAGTATGTTTTAAATCCTCTATAATCAATCCAAGCAAACTTCTTTTATTTGCGTATGTCTGAAGTTGAGAAGGCCCTGCGGGTTGCCCTGCGCCAATAGCAGTTTCTGATGCCACGAGTTCTGCTTCTGTGGCGGTAAGTTTTTCAAGAGCAGCTTCTCTATACCCCGCTTTAAGTCTATTGATAGTTTCTTCTTTTGTAACCGAACCAGTGGGAAGCATACTTTTGCTTTGTTCTTTTGCAAAAGCGGTAGCAGCCTTATCTATCTTGCGTTCAATGTCCTTAGCAAGCAATGTTGCTCTCAATGTTCCTTTAGTTAAAGCAGCGATACCATATGATGCAATATCATCTGCTATGCTTGCAGTAATCTCGGCCCATCTTGGTAATTCTTTTGTCCCGGGAAGTTTCTTATATAATCTTGGAGTAGATTCAGGATAGACGATACTTTTAAATAATTTTTCCATCATACTGCTTGGGTCTTTAGTATTTGCTAATCCCCTTACTGTTTGAACAGCTAAATTTAATCCTCCAGTAATCGAAGTTGTTGCTGCCAAATCCATAGTTGCCTGTGTTTGTTGGCTGGAAAGCATCCAATCAAGTTTTGTCATAGCAGGAACTTTCTTACCAGACTCCTGATATGATAGTTCTACAACCGCCTGAGCTTTTTCTCTTTCAGTAAGAGGCGGCCTGTATTTTTGTTCTTCAGGAGGAACAGCACTTAACACTTCTTCAACCGGGCGTGCTGAGGTTAAATCAAAGGTGTCTTTCTCAAGAAGCCCGTCTTCTCGTTCCCTCACCGAGATTGCTGTTGACAAATCAAAAGGCATTATTTGCTTCCTTTTTCTTTTATTGTTAATTCACCATCAGGAGTAATATGTTTAATTACTCCGTTTAAATCTATAATATCTATTCCTTCTTTGGGAGCATTTTTAACCTGAGGAAATATTGTTAAAACTTCTTCTTTGATGGCTTCATCAGCAGCAGTTTCAGGTTGGACACCTTGTTTAATTCTATTCATATAACCTCTAAACATCCTCTGCTTACTTTCATCCCTAGCACCCGCATTCTCATCTCCCCAATATTGCAATCCTTTAGCAAAACTTACATTAGGCAATGCTTGTTCTAACTTTTGACTTTGGTTAACTTGTTGATTAAAAGTATATAATAAATCAAAATCTTCATCAGTGATGGATCCTACTGTATTAGCTTCCATAAGAGCTATCTCGATATCTTTAGGTTTCGTCTTGAGGTATAGCATATCGTTAACAAAACCTACAAATTTAGCACTCTTTGTTTTGGCTCCTATTGCCTTAGGGCTTTTACAAGCATTAATATATGCCTCAGCGAATTTAGCATCTATGCGTTCTTCATTCATATCCCTATTCGCCATCTTAATAAGTTCTTCCAGAGGGGCTTCGCGGTTAATCCTCATCTTAACTAACTCATTCTCTCTGGCACTTATAGCTTGTTTCTGGAGAAGCGCTAACTCTTTCTCTCTGCGCTTTTTTAATGCCTGAACGTCTTTAGAAGCTTGGTCAGCAGAACTGATTATCTTATTTAATTCATCATACCCTTGCTCTTGGCTGAATAATTGGTTGCCGATAGCTTTATCCATAATAGTTTCCATTTGCGCCCTGCTGTTTATCTTATCCTCGTCGGTAGCAGCGTTAATATAGTTACTTGCTTCCATATCAATCTCACGCAAAGTGTTAACTTTGCCCAAATCAACTTGACGCTTAGCTAAAGCAATTTTTAAATCTTGTTTAAAGATAAGCGATTGCAATTCATAATTCCTAAGATATTCTTCTCTGGCTTGAGGGTCTTCAAATAACTTTGTTGTTTTCTCTTTAGTCTTAGCTATCTTACTATCAATATCATCTAAAGCATGATTCAAATCAGAATTATTGTTAAATTCATCTTCGTAAACAGTAAAGTCAGTAGTTGTTATAATTTTAGCTTGGCTCTCAGCATTAGCATTCTGGACCTTCTTAATTTTCTCATTAACAGCAAGAATAGTATTGCTAATATCCTGCATGGCAGCGCCCACACTTGTTTTAGCTGCTGTTGATGGATCCTGTTCAACTCCATACTTCTCGGGTTGCATATACCCTGAGCCTGATTCTTTAGTGAGGGATTCTTTGCTTATATATCTAGGAATTTGTGCCATTATTTATCCTTAGTCACTTTCTTGCTTGGTTTATAAAAATCAGCTGCTGTTTGGAATACTGTACTTGCTGCGCCTATATATCCTGCACGTTGATAGTATGAAGCCTGAGATCTCTGTTGAGATGCTTGTTGATTAGCCAAGAGAACTGCTGAACGACCTTCCCTTAAAGATTGATGCGCCGCAAACTCCTGTTGTGACATAGCAGTTTTAGCATTAAAATCTGTAATTAACATATCTAGTTCAGCCTGAGCGGCAGAATCTATCAAGACTTCCAACGGGCTTCCTTCTAACTTGACACCACCCTTAGCATAACGCGTTACTTGAGAACCACGTAATGTTTCTTTAGCCTTCTTCTGTCTTTCTATATCTAAATCAGCACTTGTACGTATGGCTTCGGCATTAGCACGAGATACTGCCGCATTATACTCTGCTGTTATGTTGGCTTCCCTGCCCTGTAACTCTGTCAAGCTGGCATTAGCTTTCGAAGCACTTGCAGCAGCTTGACCTTGCTGAATCTGACCTATCGCTGACCCTGCTACTAATAGCCCTGTTGTAAGCGCTCCCATCGTATCTCCTAATCAGTTGATACTTCTATTTTTGAAATTATTGCCAATACATTCAAAGGTAACGGCTGTGATTGTGTTACATAAACTTGTGCATTCTTATTCCATCCCACAGGAAAACTAAGTTCTTTATCGCCGGTAAATAATGTAGGCGCGGAATCCATAGACATAGAGCTGTTCCTAAACATTACGACATCGTTGGTAGTTTCTGTCCCGACATAACAACCCAATGAACGCCATAACCTAATGATTGACTTATAAATCCTTTTAATGATACCTTGCGTAGAATTAGTTACGTCTCCCGACTCTAACCGACATGTTTTTATAGTGCTGGTATACGGTAATCCCACATGGATAGCATGGCATGATTTGGTTATTGTTATTGTCCCTGCGGTAGTAACTACTTGGTTGGGGAATACCGCCCCATCACCCAAGATAGATACAGTCAATCCTTTAAGATGGTCTAATCCACTTACTGTAGCCGCCGATGTTAAGCTGTTATAACTTAATCCACAATCAACATAAAACGATGAACTTTGTGCATCTGGTTGCGTAAAAGGATAAAAATACTCTATATATTTAGCATTAACAGAAGCATTTGAACGTTGAGCTACAACCCAAACCTGATCCTCATTACCATTAGGGATTATCGCTACTGATTGGAATGAACCCTGTGTATCATGACGTGTCCAAGCCAATACATCTTGAGTAGCTAATCGTGTCATTGTGCAGAGTCTACCATCATTACGCACACACCATAAAATACCATCAGGAGATTCCTGATATTCCATGTCTTTGATACCCGACTCAGTTATATGTTCAGAAAGTATTGTAGCATCATCCGCTAAAATAGCATCCTCTTCAAAATTATATTTCAGTTCTCGTATTGTAAGATTATTCCTTTGCAGATAAAGAAACGCATTACCTATCCTTTTAGGCAACATTAAAGCAGCGCCATATGTAGTTTGTTTCTTGATATTAATATTTGTTGGAGTCACCGGACCTGAAGAAGTATCAGTATTTAATATAAAGTTCCCCCCTGCAGTGCCAACTGCTAAATACTGCCCTGCCGCTAACCATCTAATAGTATTGACTTGATTATCTGCTATAGTAAACGATACAGAATCATCGTCATTAGAACCGGGAGTAAAATCCTCATATGACAATACAGAGCTTCCCCATAATGTCTGCGGTTCTGCCGCTGTTCCCGCGAAGAATAATCTTTGCTCAAAAAATGATACAGTAATAGGAAATCCGTTATTTACGCTCCAAGCGCCATGCGACCAATCATTAGTCCAACCTGTAGCTGAGGCGCTCTGTAATGCGTTAACAACAGTTGCCTGCGCTGAAAGAGAACTTACCGCATTAAGTCTTACATATCCGTTACTTGTGCCTACTCGTAAAAAAGCCCCTGAATGCCCCGATAAAAATGTCGTGTTCCCTGATGTCGTAATAAGTGTAGCGCCAACTGAAAAACTTGAAGATTTAACATAAGCGCTTGAATCTAAATTTGAGGGCATCCAAGGGCCGCCCGTAAAGTCTACCTGTGCCAAACTCCAGAGATAATGGCTTGACCTTGTAAGTTTCATTACAGGATGTGCTGAATGAGTAATATACATAGTGTCAGCATCCTGCGCGTATTGTAAATTAAAGATAGAACTCGATGAATATGCCGTAGCTATCTCTACAGGGTTAGTTGACATAAGTATTCCTGAGTCTTTATAAAATCTAAAATATTGATGACCTGCTTCTATGATATATGCCTGTGTTGTTGAAAACTCAAAAGGCATAACTCTTACGGCAGAACTTGACAGCTTAGTGACGCTTGCCATATACGTTCCGGGCCTGCGATAAGCACCGCCATAAACCTTAACGAATACATTATTAAGGGTAGCTGCTCCATTCTGATACTTCGCTAAATCTACCCTACCTTCTATCTGCGGAGATAACTCTCCACTTGTGAAGTTTGTGCTAATATAATTTATGTTAGACATTTAAACTCTCTTTTCAATAGTCCATAAATCATCATCAACAACAATAGATGCGTCAGACTCTTGGGTATCTGTTTCTTTTGCCTTCTGCAATCTATCTAAATAAAGCTGCATAATAAGTTCAGCATTAGATTTGTTATTCGTTATTGCATATGCCAATTCAGCAGCTAAACGAGAAGATAATACCATTATAAACTGCGGCGTATAATAATTAGGATCAGTTATTCTTTCTATAAATTTAATATAAACGGAATCTTCATCAACCAATAATTTTCTTCCCTCTATGACATAATTACTAATCAAGTTCGAACCATCATTTACTTCTAAAACCCTGATACAATCACTTGGAAGCTGGTATTCGTAATCATACCCAAAAACAGGGGTAGAAGTAAGCCGTGCCAATAGTTGACGTTTTATTGCAAAATTCCATGGGTGCGCTCTTAAAACATCGTCTAAACAAGAGTCATAAATAGCAGCCAATCGCCTTGCATTCTCGTTATTGTCTTCAATAGATGTTATTCTGTCAGCGCCTAATATTGTTAAAGCCAAATTAGAAATAGAAACTCTCGTTGACATAAGATCCTCCTTAAAAAAAGGGGCGAGTTTCCCCGCCCCTTAATTGCCTACTCTACTACATAGAATACTGAAATCTTCATGGTTCCAGAGCTTACTCTAGTTCCAGCTGCAGTTCCAGTTATCCTGATATAGTTATCCGTAGTTCCTGTTACCGTATAATACATACCACCGACAACATTCGGGCCTACCTGAACACCAGCTGCAGAAACCTGAATGTTAGAGATGTATCTGTCTTGATCACCTTGGTCACCAACATCAATAGCTGCTTGAGTTCCTAAAGCAGTAGCAGGGTGGCCTAGGATAATCTTAACAACCTGCGACCCCGTAGGTAATTTTCCACCGACTAAAATATAATCAGTAGAATTGAGATTGGAAGATACTGATATAGAAAACGTATCTTGCATTACCCTTAACTTTCCACCAAGCAACCCGGGATCAATAATATTACTTGCCGCAACAGGATCACTTTGTTTTGCATAATTAATTCCTTCACCATATTTTGCCATACTATTCCTCCTTAGTTATTATTCTGTACAAAGAATCTGGACACATTTTTCTTCTTCCATACGAGTAGCACCAATAGACATAGCAGCATATACCTGTGTGGCATAAGATTTATCAGCCCTTTGGTCAATTCTCGTCATGATATCTTTACCCATAGCAAGCAATACACCGGACTTTACCCACATCGGGCAAATACGATAACCGCTGCCATTTGTAGCCAATCTGTTACATACAATAAACTTGAACCCTAAGAATGTATCTACTTCACCACGAACCAACGCTCTTACAGTGTTGAAATCAGCATCCTTAATTTCAGAAATATTTAACAAATCTGAAAGTTGGGTTGCTTCAATAGCCACATATCTTTCTTCATTCGGATCAACATCAGCGCCATCTAAGATTAACTTTGCGTCTAATAGTTTCTGTAACGTCAACCTTGTTGCGCCAGCCGACACAATATTAGCTGCTGTAAAAGGTGTAGCCGTTCCTCCTGCCTTCCCCGAATACGCTGTATTGGCAAAACACTCTATGATAGCATCATCAATGGAACGCCCTAACGCCCATGATGCGTTCATAGCATAATCCGACTGAGGGTCAATAAGCATTTTTAACTTATCTTCCTTATCAATCAAATCAGCCCATTCGTAATCATACATACTGACTCTACGTCTTTTATGTTCTGATTTAATTAGAGGCGTGTCTGAATTGCGGACTGTTTTCTTTATTGCTGCGGTAGAAGCTAATTGGTCGAAATACGCCTCTTCACCTGTTACTGTTTCCGTTCTGACTGCGCTGCGCAACAGAGATCCTCTTTGCTGGACTAAAAAATCCAGATTAGACCCAAATTGTTTTACAAACGCAGTAGTAATATCATTAGTAGCCATTGTAAATCCTCCTTAATTGAGTTGTTAAATATCGCTTTAAGATTGTCCTTTTCGCGATTAAGAAGGGTCTTTACTACCTTACTACAATGGGTCTCTTACGAGATTATCCTTAACTTACATTAGGCTACTATGGGCTTTTAAAGCTTATCCATTATAAGCCATCTCATGTAAGTCTTTCCACTTTTTCAAGAAAAACTGATACTCAGGATGATGTTTACTATTCATTGGATGGTTCTTGTCTTTCATCGCCTCTGCCTGTATTTTAGCTATTTCAGATTTAGCTTCTTCTGGTGATAAAGTAAGCCCCACCGGTTTTCCCGTAATACTATCCTCAGAAAAGTTTTTAGCCATATCGGCAATAAACTTTATCATATCAGGATCATTGCTTAATCCAGATGCTTTCAATTTCTCCACAAAACCCTCTGTGCCATACTTCTGAACAGCTTGTTCTGCTATCTGGTAATTCTGCTCAAACGCAGCGCCCCAAGCCTTACGCAAAGCATTTTCTCCTGTAATCCTCATATTATCTCTACTCTGAGAGAATTGCTTATATTTATCAATTTCATTGCTCATAAACCAATTATATAACTCATTGACCTGAGCAGGAAGCAAGCCAAGTTCATGCGCTTTAACTTTCAATGATTCATTGAACTCTTTAGTAGGTGCCGGATAACCATCAGGATATTTGACATCTGGTATCTTATAGCCATCTGCTGTCTTAGGCCTGCCAAGCCTGTCAAATACCATATCCCAATCCTCTTTGGTTGCTTTCTCTCCGGGAACAGGTATCTTATCTCTGCCTATTAATTTTTGAGCTTCAACCCAAGACTTTGCCAAATCAGCTTCATTCTTAAAATTCTTTAAACTCGGATGTTCCTTGATTGATGGATCTAATTTACTTCTCCAATCAATTATCTCTTGTCCTTCCTGATTTGAATTGTCTTGATCTGTGTCAAGATTCAAGTTGTCAGCCATTTAATCCTCCTTAATATTTTTGAACTGCATTTGCTATTTTATTTAATTCCTCAATATCCATATTTATAATAGTTTTGATATGCAACACAAACGCCCGCAATCCCTCATTGAATACAGTAGCCATAGCGTCATTAGGCACAAATGTTGTCGTTCTGTAGAACCCTGTCTTTTCTAAATCAGACATTACCCGTTTCCCCTCAGGGCTATCAAATACTTTCTTATAATCCTCACGCAATCCTTTGAGTTTTGCTAAATTATCCTCAGCCATTAGTTCCCCCTTTCTTGCTGGCTGCCATAGTTGCGTCCGCCTCTGCCCCTGTTTTAAGGGCGTCGGCTCCTTGTTGTATCATAGCCAATTGATTTTGTTTTTCTATCGCTTGCGCCCTTGCCGCTCTTATCTGTTCTACTTCTACCCTATCCCTAACAAACTTAGGATTAATACCGTAGAGGTCTTGTATCTCTATAACAACTTCATCCTCATTGACATTATCTAAGACATCGGGTTTGACTTGTGCTATGTTCTGTATCAACACTAAGAAGTTGTTTATAGACTTCATTTGGTCAAGCTTCTGTGAGCGCGCTAATGGAGATATATATTCAATCTGATAGGGAACATCCTGCAACTGGGCAGGTGGTTGCATTAGCCTGCCTTGCCGCCATAGGATATTGAATGTTCTCTGTATTAAGGGATCTAAAAACTCATTCATCAATCTGCCAAGCACAGGGGCTAATATTAACATCTTCTCTTCAACTCTCTGCATTACCTCAGTAGCCGTCATATCTTTACGTGCCGGGTCAGCTAACAATAAAAATAAATCAACAAAGTAATTCTTTTTTATCAAATTCCTGTAGTCACTAATTATCTCCAAACCAATATCAATTCGTTGACCGCTCATAAGCGGTTCAATCTTATCAGTTGGATTACCCTTCAATCTAAAGTTAAGCGCTCCCGGCCCATACTTAATAGGCAATAAGAACCCATCATGAGGCAATACAATAGGTGGGTCTACTACCTTTTGAGCCGCCCTGATAACTACTTTAACTATTTCATTGAGCATTTTAATATCCGCATAACTCACCATACCGGGCGATGAACCCCATACATCGTTAGAGTTTTTGTTAAATCGTGGAGTGAAGTAAGGAAATTCCAAATATCCACTCTCCGATACAGTATGTTTCTTAGAAACCTCAATGTATGTAGATTCAAATGGCATGTTAGCAGAAGATTCTTTTGATATATCACGTTCATAGCGTGGAGTAACACAATGGATAAAGGTAACTGTCTTATCATATTGTTTCTTATCCATAAAGAGCTTGACCACTTCCCCTGCCTTCTCACCCCACTTCTCATGCGCCTGTCTGGCCGTCAAGGTAAACTTACGATAAACCGTATCAACTTTCTCCTTTTCATTCTCACATAAATATATTTCAGCTATATCACGTGTGTAAAAGCGCACTCCATCATTCGGGTCTTCTTCTTCATACATACATGCTGTGCCGAAAGCACCCATGTCCAAATAAAGCTCATGTATCTGTTGATTAAAGTTAGATGCATTCAATACGTTAAACAACCTATCTTCTGTATCTGATAACCATTCCTTAACCTCAGCCGATTTGTTTAACTCTTCGTCCTGCACACGTAAGCTGAACCAACGAGAGTTAGGATTAGTAAGATATGAATGAAGCCCTGCTGCTAACACGAGATTAGCCTGTATTGCCGTTGAATCATAGACATCATAAGCATACTTCTCACCGGGTGTCCTGCTTCGTGTAATGTATGCTTTTCGAGGAACTATATACTTAGCCACATCCTGCCAGAATGTGGAATAATTAGCACGATCAGCGTCTAATCTGTCAACTCGTTTGATTATCTCTTCAGGGGTGAACTTCATCGTTTAACTCCTTTAATGAAATCAAGAATGCTTGGTTTAGGAGTGATTAACTCAGATGTCTTATAGGTCTCAACCAGCTTGATTGCTTCAGCAAGCGCCACAATCACTGTCTCTTTCTTATCTATCGGCCAATTAACATAAATCTTATTATCCTTGTCTATAGAAACATCTGCCAGCTTAGTAAGCTTATGCTCTTCTTTCGGTTGCTCAAGAACTCCCGTTTCAGCTTTCTGCATTTAATCCTCCCGCCAAGTTTTTAATAAAATGTTTCTCTAAATACTCATATCCCATTAATTGATAGAAACGCTCCAGTTTATCCGCTTTACTATTTGCCATCAAAGCTACGCCAATCTTTTTTATATTATTCTTCCTGCAATAGTCTTCTAGGGAATTAAATAAACTAATACCGTACATACGATAACGCTTGCTGACAAACCATACTAATTCCTGATAGATGAGTTCTTGGTTTAAAGGATAGGTAGTCACCATGCCGCCAAGCACCCCAACAATCTTACCCTGTATATCCAAGACTAATGAAGTAGCATAAAACTTCTCCATCAATAATGTTGTTACCTGCTCATTAAGATAGAGCTTATACGCATCCAAACTCTCAGCGTGAAACTCTTTCAAGAGTTCTAAAACTTTAGGTATATCTTCTTGAGTTGCAAATCTAATCATGTTACCCGCCTAATAACACTTTCTTATTTGTGTTCGCTTCACCTAACACACCCTGCGGAGTAGTAAGTAATGTCTTGGCAGTCTTAACTCTACGCTTAACCTCTTCTTGACGCGCTGTTTCAGCAGCTATACCAGATGCTTCCTGCATTGATTTCTTATCTGCTAATGACTTAGCTTCTATATCTGCTATCTGTTGTTTAGTCTTTTCTTGCTCTATACCCTGAGCATACTGAGCATCTCGGACTAAATTCTCTTGTTGCTTCTCAGCTTGTCGGGCGCTTGATGACATTGCTCCTGCTGCACCAGCAGCAGCTGCTGTGGCTGCCACACCGGCACCAAACGCAGTCATGCCTGTAGCCGCTGTTCCTGCAAAACCCAATGCTGTCCCTATTGCTGTAAATACTGGCATAATATCTCCTTATGTTAAAACTGCCTCACGAGGATAATTAGCCCTTATCCTCTCCGAGAATACTCTGTCTGTATAATATAATGCCATCATAAGAGCATCAGCCCTATCCGGCGATTTAAGTCCATCTTTACGCATTTCATCTTTGGTTACTATTGATTTGATATTGCTTGAATTGTATTTATAGCGGATAGACAATAACTGTTCAGTAAGCACCGGATCATTGATAATACGAATATCACCCTTGTTGAAGAACTCCTTCATCCTAAAGAATCCCTCTGAGCGCTTATTCTGATATTGTATGTTTGATGGTTTCTCATTGCCTATAAATGCTTCGGGTATCTGACGCTGTTCGCTTAACCTGTCAGTTACCCCGCCACCCATTCCGCAATCATCAATAGCTACTATATCCGGAGTGAACTCTCTGCATAAATCAAGTGTCTTACCAACTACCTCAGTTAATGGTTTATCTCGCCAAGCGTGTTGATATATTTGCGACCATTGACGAATATTCTCTGATTGGATAATAGTAAACACGGTTTCATCTTCCCCAAAGCGGGCCACATCAACTGCCAATATGCGCTTCTGTGTGCCTTCCTCATAGAATACTATTTTAGGTGAGTCATATACTTCCCTGCCATTTAACAACAAATCATCTTTACCCAGCTCTTCGTGTGAATTAAGCACAAATTGTTTATAATGATTCGGTGCTTCTATCTCCATACGCTTTAAGTCTGCTATAAAATCAGCCGGGAGATTGTCTTCATTATCAAACGTGCTTGCTGTTGATACATCAAAATCAACTGATGCGGGGTTATTAATCCACATTCTATAAATCCAATTATGTCCGTTGGCATTAGCAATAATACACCCTTGACGTAATGGTGCGTTATCCCTTCTTAACCTATCCCGTAGGAAAGTAAATGTATTCTCATCTTCAAATTCCTCGGCCTGCTCAATACCAAATATACTTAAGTTTATATTCTTTAATACTGCTATTTCGCTGGCATGCCTAAACATTATACATGAACCATTGGGGTATTTATAATCCTTCTCCGATGATGGCTTCTCGTTAAAGTAGCGTTCAAAATCTTTCATCGTGGAATCTCTTAAATCGGTAAATTCTTTGCGGACTATTAATGCGAGGGTATTGGGATACTTAAGGCAGAAATCCCGTATCTTGTATAAGAGCATCATTGTCTTGCCTGTCCCAATGCCAGATACTAAACAGGGGTATCTCTTTTGACTATAATAAAAATCAGCCTGATATACTTTGAGTTTCAGATCCAACGATGCGTTCCTCTTTTGGCCGCCAGCCTTCAGGATAAATTACATTAGTGATATTGCGCTGACCTAAATTATCACCCTCTAAAATAGTTTTAGTTGGAATGCGCTTTGAAATTAATTGTGAAACAACGGGTATCTTAACTGAATCAGGAACCTCAGGATTAGAAAGCCATCTTAATAAAATAGTTGAACTGACATGCAATATTTCATCCAATGTCATTTCGCTTAATTGCGGCTTTCTTCCTGAATTTGAATTTCCAGCCATTTTAAAATAACTTAAGTTGTTGAATTATAAAAACTTACTTTTTATTTTTAAGAGGAGCACTCGCCAAGAAATCCTTGTGTATTTAATATTATAATTTGTTGATTCTGGGACGTGCTCCCTTATAATTATAATAACCACAATATATTGTATAAAGCAAGAGAAAGAAACAATATATTATATTATATTTGTTCTTGTGGAACGTTTTTGGCGGGTCTTACGTTTTAATCGCATTTTTACTATATGATGTTTATATTGGCACTCAAGATCACCACAGGTCTTTTTTAATATTATTTTCTCCCTGCAATAGGGACAAAGTTGAACACAATCAATTTCGATATCTAAACGTTTTACTACCATCATCTCTGAATATCAAACTTAAGTAAATCAATATCAACTCTGTTGCCTTCAGTTTTCGCTTGTTTCTCAATTTCATCTATCCATTTCCCTAATCTTCTCATAAGATTGCCTATCTGCTCCTCTCTGCCGGCAATTCCTAATTTATTTGCATCTTCAAAAGTTTTTTTAGCCAACGGCAGATGGCCAAGTATCAAATATATCTGCACTAGATTATATGTGAGTTTCCAGTCATCTTTACGTAACTCCATAGCTTTTAATGTATTACCCAACGCACCGTGATAATTACGATTAAGAAAACAATGCGCCGCCCTGTTCTGCCAAGAATAAAAGAAGTTTGGTTGTTCCCAACAGGCATACTCAATAGACCAATATTCATTGTTATACGCTTTCATAAAGAATACTAATTTAGTAATATAGTAAACAAGAAATGCTATTATGATAACAGGATAATTGATTATAAAACCAGCCAATAAATACACAAGCCCCACATTAGCCAAATAAACATATCTACTTGCAATAGTTTGATTGAAAGATATTATGTTACAAAATTGAGCTATAGCTAATAAAAACCATAGCAACCCTATATGCCTTGTATAAAAAGTTGCGATCGCCAATATAATGCCAAAGAAAAAATATCCGTCTATCTTGTAGCACTTCTTATTCTCATCAGGACTAACGCCCATTAAGAATAAATACTGATGGTATAATCCTAAAATCCTCGCGGATAGCGCGTTTATAAAATGATATGCGTATGTTTTAAAGAATAAAATCAGTTTAATTGGTTTAATGGATTTTAATTCCTCATTACTTTCGGTATTGAATTTACTACGAGGGTCTGTCTTGTTGAATATCCTGTCTTTCTCCCTGTATAAACCTAATAAGACTAATAACGATAACCACCAATATTTAGTAAATAAAAATATCAGGGGAAACAATACTAAACTTGCTCCGCAGAAATAAGTTCCAAACAGATATGGTATTACACTGAATGCAGGAAACATCCACATCAGTAAAGCGCAAGTAGTGTTCATCGCATAACCTTTGCCTGAAATCCAAATTGAACATTGGTTGTTTACTGGATTAACCGCAAACAGTAATGCCGCGACAGTTGATATATCATTTTGTCCAAATGCTAAATAAATAAGAATGCAGTTAAGTGTATGTATCCCTATCACCTGCCAATGGGCTAACTTCCAGCTTATATATTTTCTTCCATGCAAATGATACCAGAAAAATGACCACCACTTCGGAATATACTTCCACTTTGGTATCTCTACTGCCTGATTAAAAACAGGGATATCATCACATATGCCTTCAAACTTCGTTGAACGATAATACAATAAAACATTGAGTAAGATTAAAGATAGTATTATCATTTAAAAATCCAC